ATTGCATAATTTTATCCTTTCTTAATATTATTCTTAATTAAATAATATAATATCCCATAAACATACTATTTATACAATGTCAAGCCATTTATTTTAATATTTTTTGTTGGGAAAATTAAAAATATGCCCATAATATATATATGAAGATGTTAATTTTATAAAAAAGTTAACGATATAATAAATAAATAAAGAAAGAAGAAAAATATGACTTTCGAAGAAAAAAGACAAATTATTGAAGAACTACTAAAAATTCAAAAAGGTAAACACCTTATTGATATTAGAAAAGATGAAATTGAATTATTGGCAACATTAAAAGCTAGTAGTCAAGAAAACATTAAAAGAATTATTAAAGAGTGTCGAGATACGCAAGACCCTTATTTAATAGTTTTGGCTAATCACATAGAGCGATTTTATATCGCTCAAATGGTTGAAGAATTAGACAAAGAACAATTTGAGAAAGAATTAGATGAAAAAGAAAGCATTGAAAGATCTAGCACTAGACATTAAAGCTAACAAAGTTTTTACATCATGGCAAGTACCTCAAAAACAATACTTGCCATTGATTTTTATGCCTATTGCTCTTGGTGGTTTTAAAAAAAGTTGGGTATTTTTTTATTCGTATTTTGAAAATCAAGTAAACCACCCAAGATCAGTAAGTGGTTATCCAATTTTTTCTACAGTTGGTGGTCTTAATAAAAAAGATATGTTGGAACTACATAAAATTTTATGCCATTTAGAAGAAAAAGAGAACGAGGCAATTAATGACTATTAAATATTATGTGTGGTCTCATAGTCCGTGAGTTCTTGTGCCAAATCTTCCATTTCCCAATCATTAATATTTTTATCTTTAATTTTTTCATAAAAATTTTTAACAGTTTTCATTATTTCTGTATTTTGATTGTGATCTATTTTATTTCGTAAATGCCATTTACCAAGACAAGATAAGTGATTTCTTAATTTTACAGTAAAATATACATAAGGATCTTTAGAAACTCTGATTCTAGTGTAACCTTTATGACCAAGATACAAACTTGAATAATAATTATCTTTAATATAAGGTTGTTTATATTTTTTCATTTTCCAATGTCGCCCGCAACATGATGTCTTATAAAAGTACCATAAGGCAAGGTTTTAACCCATGCTGTTAATTTTTCATGATCTGATCTATCTTGTTTTCTTTTCGTTGTATCTTGCCAAGCGAATCTAGTAAAACCTTGACCAGCATAACAACCGCCTTTTTCTTTTTTACCAACTTTATTTTTTTGAGAACCATGCGCAACAAACTTAATAATATAATCTCTATTCATTCTTGCGCATAAAGGTTTACCAGAACCACAATTTTGACACTTTATTTTTTCATTGTATTCAGCAGGGCAACGAACAAATCTTACACCTTGTATATTATCAACTTTATCGGTCATAGTTTCAGGCGCTGTATAAACTGTATCTCTTTTATCATTAAAACTATTCAATGCTTGAATGAGTGTATCAGCGCTATAATTGATTACCGTTTTATTTTTTTTATTTCTTGGTAACTTTTTAAAATCAAAATGGCTATATGTCCATGATAAACCATTTTTAACAACCGCATTTAAAAGGGCTGCTAAATATTTTTTATCAATGCCTGATGCTGATTGTTTAGTATTTGGATTTAATGCACAACTTTTAGGACAAGAACCATACATTGTAGCCCCTGATCTATACGTAGTAGCAATATTGCCTGTTTTTCTATTTGTCGAAGTATTCACTAATTTTAACATAACTATCCTTTCTAAAGGGCTATATACAAGGATAAAAAGATATAACCCTTGAATCCCATATAGCTATAATAAATTATAATTCAAGTATTGACTTTTATATTTATATAATTAAATGGGATAGTGTAAGTAATTTAATGATAGGGTTAGACGTAACTATACAGCGATTACTTACAAAGGCGATACAGTAATCCTGTATGATAATGATAACGTGTCCAATTAGGATAGACATTATTAACTAAAGAACTGGAATTGTTAGTTGTGAACTTTCAAGGGCTGATTACTCAGTACAAAGTTTAGAAGTATACGCTAAAGTGTCAGCCCTATAATAAATAAGAAAGAAAGTAAAAATGAGTAAAACAGAAATGTATAAAAACTATGAAATAAAAATATGGGAACAAGAACCTAATGTCTCTTATGAATATGCTTTCACTAGTGATAATCCGCCAAATGTTGATAACATAAAAGGAAGTCACGGTTATGAGGTTTTTAATCCAAAAGGAAAAAGTATTTTTAAAGATACTTGGGATATGTGGGACGAACAAGCTTGCATAGATAACGCCTGTCAAGAGATAGATGCAGATTTAGAAAGGAAGTAAAATATGATTAAAAAATTATTAAAAATTTTTAAAAAACCAAAACCAAGTTTAATTTGGTTACATATAGAAAATAGACAATATTATGGTGTTATTGGTTGGTTAGCTAATGACAGAAAAACATTTGTAAAAGGGAATGATAATTTTAACAGGTTAGGTATGAGATGAATAAATTAAATATTGGATATTTAAGTGAGGTTCTAAATGAAACTGTGATTCCAGAAAAAAATTCAGTGTATGACAAATGTCTTTATGGATTATACGAAGATGCACCTGTCATGAGAGCAAGAATTGAATATGTTTTAGCAGTTTTTGATATGCCTAATGATGTTAGAGAACAATTAGAAGATATAAGAGATAATTGAAAGGAGTAAAAATGAGTAATTGCTACGATATAGAAATTAAAATGAATTATTTTGATGAGTGCGATTCATATGAAGATATGCTTGAAAAGAAAAAAGAATTTTTTGATGAAGCTAAAGATATTATGAATTACTTTAACAAAATAGCAAGAAGCGAAAAAGTATACTTTGAACATAAAGAAAATGCTTTTGGCGATACTTATGAATACTTAAATGACCCAATTGGAAAGGAATAAAAATGAATAAACAAAATTATGTTGCTTGGGCTTATAATGAAGCTACATTTGAAATAGCTGAATTATTTTTGGAAGAAATTAATGATATGTTGAAAAAACATAATTTAAAATTGGATTACCATTTTGATGATGACCAAGAAGAATGGGATTACAAAGTGGTAATGGAAATACAAAAAGGAAAATAAAATGCCAAAGTTTACAATAATACAAACTTATAAGATGCAGGACATTTGGAAAAATGTTGAAGCAAAAAATAAGGAAGAAGCAGTTGATATCTGTATGGCCGGTAGAGATGTAGATGAAAACAATCCAGACTATACCAATGACATCATTGAAATATATCAAGAAGAACTTCATTATGTGGGAGGAGAAAAATGACTATTAACACAGGACATAAGTGTATTGAGTGTCATGAGGACACCCGATTTGGAAGTGGGCGTTTTGTTAATAGAATTCCTGCAGAGAATGATGAGTATGAGGGATATCTTTGTTTTGAATGTCAATGTGAAGAGTGTGATCAATGCCAAGAACTGACAGCAGATAATATGTTTAATGATGATGGAGATAATCTTTGTGAGGATTGTTATATTGAGCAAGTAAACAAAGGTCTAACATCTGACAAATATGGAATATTAGAGGAGGAGAGGAATTAAATGTTTTTGTATCTCTTTTTAAATTGGTTAGGTGTTATTGTGTTGATTCTTTATGTTTATCTTCAATTGAATCGATAACTTCATATTCAGCGTTAACAATATTATTATCCCGTATCTCTTTTAACTTTGATTCAAGTTCTTTCCTGGTCATATTATCAAGGGATGCGGTGACTACCTCTTTTCTGTCAACATAAAATCCTGCTAATTGACCTCTTCTATATTCGGCTACAACTGCCGGGCCAATCTGTCCATTTTCAACTGCCTTTTCTCTCAATCTAGCTAATTCTCTTGAATGTCTTACAACATCTACTTTTGTTGCTTCTGCATATTCTCTTTGTAAATTTTCAATTGCTTCTACAACTTTAGGATAATACTTTGGATTACGAAGATTACAAGCTGCTGCAGTTGCACTTTTTTCTGAATAACCGGCTTGTTTTGCACACTCAGTAGGTGTTAATCGACCATTTTCGGCACAAAAGATCTCAACAAAAGCTTTTTGTTTTGGACTTAAACCATCTCTTATTTTTGGCATATTATCCTAATTATATGTATTTTTTTCAAAAGGTATATATATATTTTACCCTACTAATTTATAAAAATCTTAATACGGTTTTAAATATCCCAATAGTGTAACATATATAAAATGGTGCTGTTACATAGGTGTTACATAAAAAGATAATAAATTCAGTAGTTTAGTTTATTGTAACACTGTAACGTGTGTAACAGGGGGGTAATGAGTAATTTAAAATTGGTTAGGGCTAAAATAATCTATACTTATTAAAAAGAGGGAGCTCGTAGCTGAAAGGGTTTAACTACGTTAGAACCAGCTCCCCCTTGCACACAATGACGATTTAACGGGGTTATGGAAGAAATTGGGAGTTAGAGGCCCCGAACCGTCTACGACTAAGTCACGACTGTGTGTCACCGCCTTATCATTCCTCGCTCCCGACTTTAAAAGGGTGGCTCACCCTTAAACTCAACAACAGGTTTACCCTGCATAAATTTTGTAGTTTTTAAATCCATCACCGTCTTGAATCTCAAGAGGCGGTCCGAAGTACAAGCTGAAAGACCCGTTTCCATCGTCCCAAGTTTGTTTAAAGTGTTTATCCTTCTTAACTTCGCCCTGCGAGTCACAAACTTTACATTGTTCAATTGCTTCTTCTGCTTCAAATTTAACTCGTACATATCCATTACCTCTACAATTATGACAAATCATTTTTCTCCTTTCAAAATATCATTATTTTCTTCAATTTTATCTCTAAGTTCTTCTGCTTCTTGTTTAAGAAAAAAACCTCTTTTCTCAAATCTTTTTCTTTGCAGTAAAAAACTTTCTTTAAATTTACCGTAATCGTGATTGTATTTATCGGCAATCCTTTCAGTATTTTCTAGTTGTTGTTGAATTCTTTTGTTTTCATTAATTCTACTTAATCTATCATTATACTGACGCATCAAATGACTTCGATTCTTAAATGCTTTCAAGCCCTTCTCTGTCTCTAATATGCCTTCTGCTAAATCGACATACTTTTTCACTTGGTCCATTTTTTACACCTTCTCCTTAACCGTGGTCCGTGATACGAAAATAATAATCCTTTCCATAACGTTTCTTTATAATGTCTTCGAGACGATGGTACTTATACCTATCTAATAATTCAGCCCTGGTCCGTGGATCACGTAACACTTTGCTTCGAACGTCATCAAATTCATCTGTTAAACGTAACTTTAACGATCTATTTTTTTTCATTTTTCTCACCTAGTAATGCATTTAATTTGTCTTCTTTTTTCTCTTCTTTTGAAGATTTAAAATTAAATACTTCTGCATTTACATCAACTTCATTAGTTTCAATTAATTCTCCTGAAACTGTATGAGCTTTGACTTCATCATACAAATATAATGAATCACTGAGCGCTCTTTGTATTACACGCAGTAAACGACTTGTAGTAATGCCATCTGGAGTTTCTAACCTAATATTTAGGTCAAAAATCTGCTCTGTTAGGGTATCATCATTTTCAAATAATGTATATTCATCATCATACCACTCTCTACCATGATAATTATTTTTTTCTTTTTTCATTTTTACCTACTTTCTATTTTTTAAATTGTGGCATCTAATACAGAACCACAATTCATAATTATTTTTGTCTTGGATCATATTATCACAAAGATATTTTTTAAGACAATCTTTACACTTTTCATGTGTAAATAATCTACCATACTTGGCTTTTAATCTTATTTTGCGCAGTAAACTCCTTTCTAAGCAAAAAATTTCGGGTCATACATCTTTAATAAAGTGTCAAGGGCCTTACTACCTTGTTGGACAATTTGGTCCCAATCTTCTTTACTATACGTTGTATTATATTTTGGATTAAAAAATTCAACTGATACCCGTTTGCATCCACGACACTCATGAATTCGTTTTATTGGGCTTTCAGGTAATTTCACTTAATCCGCCAATCCGTTCCCTTCTTTCTTTCTTTCTTTAAATTTTACATGCTCTCTGTCAACAAGTTTCCTTATAAAATTGTTAATGGTCATGTAGTCTTCTTTTGCTATGACACGTATTTTATCATACGTCTCTTTGTGTATAGCGACACTTTTATATTTTTCTACATTCATGGGTATTATATATGGGATATGTCTCACTAATGCAAGCACTAATTATATTTTATTAGGATTAAACATATCTGTTTCTAAACACCAAGTGTCTACCCAAATAGCTTTGTATCCCTCTTGTAATCCTCTATCAATAAAAGCTTCTTCTATAATAGGCTGTCTTGCCCTGCAGGCCTCTTCTGTAAAATGAACCTCTGCAATTGTCCTAACACTAGGCCAATTGGGAGTCGATGTCATTATTATTAGTAACCAAATTTTTAACATTTATCTCCTTTATGTCGCCCCAACTTTTTCCTATCTCTACGTCTACCTTACATTTGACCTTGAGTTCAACACAATTTTCCATTATTCTTTTAATAACCGGATAAAGTTCGGGATTTTCAACAGATAGATTCAATTCATCATGAACCTGGATATGAGGAAGAAAGCCTTCCTCATACAAATCGATCATCGCTTGTTTAGTTTGATCAGCCGCTGAACCTTGAATTAATTTATTTAACGCCTTGTAAGTAAAAGCTCTTCGTATATTTTTTCCATGTTCACGTACCGCTTCAACATGAGGTAAGGGTTTGTTGATACCAAATAAATTTGGCTCCCATAAATCAAATCGACATTTTCTTCCAAGAAGTGTTCTGATATAGCCAACATCTTGCGCACGGGCCGATACTTTATCAGCTAATTCTTTTACAAATGGAACACGTTTATGATACTGTTTCCATAAATCGACGGTATCTTCTTCATCTAAGCCTAATTCTGAACCAAGTTTACCTTTACCCATGCCATACATCATGCCTAAATTAATCGTTTTTGCCGTCTTACGATCGATTCCAGCCATGTCCGCTACTGTTTGATGGAAATCTGCATCTTCGTTCTCATAAGCGTCTATGACGGTATCTGAGCCGGGTAAACCACCGTTTGTTAATTTAGCAAAATGAACCGTGATCCGTGGTTCTTGTTGCGAGTAATCAAAAGTTCCCCACTTGCAACCTTCTTCAGGAATAAACAAACTTCTTATCTTAGGACCAATAACATTATTTCTAGCAGGTATTTGCTGTAAATTAGGGTTACTGTAACTAAACCTGCCTGTTACCGTTCCTCCTTGGTCCGATCGCATCTGGTGAATCTCTGCGTGAATCCTCCCTCGGTGCGTATGCTTGAGGATCGTATCGATGAACGTGGTTCGGGCTTTATTAATCTCTCGAGCCTCAACAACCATTTTAGCAAGGGCACTTGGATGAGTTGTAAGAAAGTTTTTATCAAACTTAGGCTGACCAGAGATCTCAGTGCGTTCATACTTAATGTTCTTTGAATCAAAAGCTTTTGCCACAGAAGCTGCTGCCCATACATCCACTGCAACTTTTGTATCTTTAAAGATTTTATCAAGTATTTCTTTTTCTCGTTTAGCAAATAATTTCTTAGTTTTCTCGGCTTCATCAAGGTCAATGCGTACCCCCTTCTTTTTCATTTCAAATAATATAGGAAACAATTTTGTTTCTAAATCAAATATACTCATCAAGTCTTGTTTAATGAGTTCTGTTTTAAAATAAGTCCATAATTTTAATGTTAGGTCTGTATCTTTTTCAGCATAAGGACCAACGTACATTGGTGGTAATTTCCACATTTCTGCTTTTGCATCAACGCCCCAACTCTTCGCTGCTTCGTATAATAATGATTCATTTTTAGTTTCACCTAAATAATGTTTACCAAGTTCATTTAACGAATATTTAAATCTGTTTTCATCAACAAGCGGAGCGGCAATCATTGTGTCAATAATACGACCATGAACTTTTAAACCCATTGCGCTAAGCCATCCAACATCGTACATGGCATTGTGAAAAATTTTATCGCACGGTAATTCTAAAATCTTTTTCAATTGTCCTGCAAATATTTTTTCGTCAAAGTTACCACCACCTTCATGACGTAAAGGAAAATAACCAGACCACCCCTCAACAGAAAGAGCAACCCCTGCAACGTGACCTTTCTTTACCGGCCAACCCGATCCAATACCTGTATTAATTCCAATATCATTTGTCTCTAAATCAATAGCTATTTCTTTAGCTTGACTTAAATCAGGAATATTTTCTGGTGGTGTCCACTCACTAGGTGGTTGAAACATTGGTATCTGAGTCATTTCTTTGACCTTTCTCTTTTTTTTCTACGCTTTGTCATACCATCGAAAGCTTTCTTCCAATCTTTTTCTACACCAAGGCGCACTAAATGTTTTGCTGCTCTATGATTTAATTCATCAATCCAATCTAATTTTTTTCTCATGCAAAGACTTCTTTAAATTCTCTGTTAGTTTTGGATCGAACAAGATACAAACTCTTTTTTGCTCTTGTCAGCGCAACATAAAAAACTCTTCGTTCATCATCTTTATCTCTCCAATACGATTCATCTGCTTTACGGGATAAATCTGACAGTATCATGACATTATCTGCTTCACCGCCTTTACTACCATGCACGGTAGAGAGCGTGATCCGTGGTACGGGATGAAAGCTACCTTCTCTTCGTATCACGTCAGACACATAAGCTTTCTTGTATTCTGGTACTTTATCTAAGGCTTCATGCCATGAATAATCTTTTGACACTAGTAAACCATTGTTGTCTTTTAATTGATTATAGCTAAAGGTTTGATCTTGATCGACACCTGTTAAATTTTTATAGCCACGCTCAACACCAACATTCGCACCCATATAATAGTAAACATCTTTTAATGTATCATAATCAATGTAACTGCCTTGCTGTAACATGCGCCACCCATTGATAGCGTTCATTAATCGTTTACCAATAGAACTTTTACCTGCACGGTGATAGTAATAACCAAGTAACTTTAAATCATCTTCAATCTGATCTAAAAAATAATTTGTTCTGCCCAGGATTAACCAGTTACCTGCCTTTAAATGATCAAAGTTTCTTCGTGGTAAGTGAACAATTGTTCCTTCTTCTTCTTTTGGAGACCATTGTTTTTCAACTCTATTCTTCACACGGTTTATTAAATTTACGGCACGCTGTTGTATCTTTATTGGCAAGCGGTATGATTTATTAAGAACAATTCTATTACCTTCTTTGTTCAATAAATATTCACTTTTAGCACCGGCCCATTGAAATATGGCTTGGTCGTCGTCACCCGCAATATAAATTCGTTTTGCCTTCTCTGAAAGTTTATCAACCATTTGCCATTGTATAAAAGATAAATCTTGCGCCTCATCAATAATTAATACATCGAGCCGTGGTGCGATATCCTCTTTTACAAATTCAACAATCATGTCAGTAAAATCGTATTTAAATTTACGCATAGAACCAAACTTATAATCATGTAACGTTTCACCAATTAATTTTAATTTGGGCCAACCACCTTGCATGTGTCCACTTTTTAAAAATTGATCGTAAAGTTTGGCACCATTTATTTTAGCCATATCAATGACTCGCATAAAAATATCATTAGGGGATGAAACACCGTAACCTAAAACTTCACCATTAGGGTTAGTTAACTTAACTTGCAATTGCTGTGATACAAAACGATAGTCTTCATCATTCATAACGTCAGATTCAGCTAAACCTAACGCATGAAAAGCTAAACTATGTAATGTTCGAAAATATTTAAAATCTTTGGTATCTTGTTTTGGAAAATCACGAAGCGCTCTTTGTAAAGCCTCTTGTGCTGCTTTTTGTGTAAAAGCAAAATAGCCTATTTTATCAGGCGCTGTATTTTTTAATTCTTTGGCAACAACTTCATTTAGTAGGTAAGTAGTTTTACCTGTGCCTGGAGGACCAAAAATTAAATTAATCATTAGAAAGGTGTCTCCTCTTCCATAATTGGTTTTGGATGTAAATATTGATCTTTATCCATTTGTGCAAATATTTTTGGAACATACCATACTCTACGAACTTTACCATTTAAACGTACAGTTCCGCTATCTCCATTCAATCCTCTAATACTTGTTACTATTTGTGTAGGATTAAATGTTTTAAATTGTTTCTTTGTGAGAAATTCTACAAGAGCTTCTAATCGAAAATATATTTTTTCATCTTTATGCAATGCTTGACCCAATCGTAAACCTTCCCAATCTTGTGCATCTCCTTGGTCCGTGATGAATTCTTCAAGTAATTCGTAAAACCTTCCTGTAGCTGTAACCTCTAACGGCATCTGAATAATCTTTACATCGGATAATAATTGTTGCAGTTTCGTGGTCCAATCTCTAGGGTTCAAGGCATTTGGTAAAATATTAATTCTACCCATGCATGCTTTACGAAACAAGTTTTGATCATACAATTCATTATTAGATAAACTTAAACGTTTACCATCAACGGTGATAAACCATTGTGATTCATCTGATTGATATTTTGTTAAGTCATCAAACTCATTTTCAAAGCCATCGCCAATACCAAATTTTTTAGTTCGGCACACACTACTGTTACAAAATTGACACATAGGTTCTACTTTACAAGTGTAATTGTAATCTTTTTCAGCGTGTTGATTTATAGTTTTGGTAACTTCTGACATTGATAATTTTTTTGCCATATATTTTTCATTAAATTCATTGACTTTGTCTTGCCATTCTTTTGGATATTTTTTCTTGGCATATACAGCATAATGGAATAATACATTGTCCCTACCACCCTCTTGGACTTTTTGAGACATAAGAGTTTCTAAGCAGGGTGGACCATCTGACATCTCTTTAAAATTTTTCTTTTTAGAAAGTTTTATATTTTCAAAATCTTCTTTAGATACTCTATGCTGAGCAACAAGATCGAGGAACTCGTCCAAAGTAGCTGCAGTGCCGTCATCAAGAAAAGCATAACGATTGTTATCAGTCCCACCAAAGTAAGGGAGATTAAGGAAATTACCAACATCTCCACGTTCTTTTTCAATTTTTTCTTGTTTAGGAAATATTTCAGATCCTGCATAACCTAACTCTCCGCTAATCTGTTGTAACTTTTGGCGCATAAGTTTAGCAGGTATAAAAGATTTTACAAAACTAAAAATATGAGCACCCCCACTTTTAGACCGACAAACAATTAAAGGAAACTTTTCTTTTCTTATTTGATCAATAATTTTTTTATGGTCTAGTGGATATTGGTCAATGTCAATGCATCCCCATTGACATTCATTATCATCATTAATAGGAATTATTCCAAGACTATTAACACCCGACAAGTGTTCCTCCCATAATTTATCAGGTTGTGGATACAACCGAACAATACGAGACTCACCTGTTTGCTTACCTTTTTCATTGGTGTCACCTTTAATGTAACAACCATGGGCACGCTCTTGTCCCCTAAAAACTTCTTTAAATTTCTCCATACAATAAAAGGCGCCCGAGGGCGCCTATGAATTTAATATGGTGAATCTTTTTTAGTGTCAGACTCTAACTCATGTTTAACTTGAGTATCGCCTTTAGCAACGTCTTCACTAAATGTTTTTGCCACTGCATAAATACCTTTATCTTTTTCAGATAAAAATTCTCCTGCAGTGATGTCCCAACCAAACCAAAAGCCTTGATCGTTCTCTTCCTTAATAGTTTTTAAATTATAAAATTTAGAAAACATTGGAGGAGTAAACAAACCATTTTTACCTTCAATTTTTACAGTAGACATCATGGTGTTCCACTTACGTGATTTTTTCAATTGAGTTGCTTTCATTGTAATGACAGCAGGTTCTGCAATACCATCCTTAACAACTAATACAAAATGATTGGCACATGTTTCAACATAATTACCATTATCAAGTCTGTCCTTGTTCATTTGATCTCTTGTTGTTTTTGTAAGAATGTCAGAGCCAGCCGGGTAAATGTTTACAGGCGCACCTAAACTTTCTTTACCTCTATCTTTCCACTCAACATACTGTCTTGAGTAAGCACATGGCACTACAATAATTCCATCTTTGCCTTTTACATATTCATTGGTAACATTATTATAAATGTCACCTGGTTTTGCATTTTCTAAATCTTCTAGCTCCTCTGAAAGTGGCTGTAACACTTTAATTCTTGGTGTCGCCTGATCAGATTCTGACATGGATTCAAAACCTTTAGATTTATCTTCTTCAAACATACTTGAAAAAGGTATAATTTCTGCAGTTTTCTTTTTACTAACAGCATTATTCATATTTACCTCGTTTCTTATTTTTTACTCAATTTAGTCTTTGAACCAACAAAGACGCCAAATTTGTCCATGGGTATTTCGTTACCACTAGTAACTTGCTCACGAACAAAAGCCTTTAGGGTCATCGGTTCGACCCAAACCTTTTGTTGAACCGGTAAACCCAGTTCAGAAACCTTGTGTTTAAAATCTTCTGCTTTTTCGTCTTCTCCTCGACCAAATGATGCGGACAATTGGTTCTTAATAAGATCTCCATGTCCGTGGTCCCTGAGCCATTGAAAAGCCTGCTCTTTATATTTTGCTGGTATAGATGCATAGATAGCTGGTACAACTTCAAGTTTTGAACCATCCTTTAACGATAGACTAGTTAAATTCATCTCATTCATTTTTTCTGGTATAACCTCTTCACTAATCTTTCTTTCATCTTCTTTAACTTTCTTAAGTGCTTTTTCTAGCATAGCACGTTCTTCATCAAGATCAATTAACTTTTGTGAAAGCTCACTAATCTCTTTTAAAGCATCATCTTTTACGTCAATATTAACGTCTTTTTCAAAATCAATCATCAATCTCTCCTTTCTCAAAAAGATTAAATTTAACAGGATAATATCTCATTTCCATCTTATCCCATTTTAAACATTGTATTCTACCACGATTTACGTCAGAAGCAATAGCGCAAGCAATACCCATCGCTACAGGATCACCCATTAATAATAAATAATCATCGTCATTATAATTACGCAATTTTCTGCGTAATTTATTAACAGTTGGTTGACTACTCAAAACCACTTGTGATCCCTCAGAAAGTAAAAGTTCTAAATCACCATACTCTTTAGCAGGTAAAATGTTTCTGCCTTTAACTTCTTGGATTACGTAAACTGTCATACTTTCTAATTTTGCAAATAAAGGTTGTTTTATATTTAATCAAGTATTATATTCTAAAATTAGAAATAATAATAGAACATAATGGATTATAAATTTAAAACTGTTCCTTACGAACATCAGTTGAAAGCTCTTGGAGCTGCCCATAACAAAGAAAATTTTGCTTTTTTTATGGAAATGGGCACAGGAAAATCAAAAGTATTAATTGATAATATAGCCATGTTACATGATAAAGGTAAAATAAATGCAGCCTTAATTGTTGCGCCTAAAGGTGTTTATAGAAATTGGGAAAAACAAGAAATACCAACACACATGCCGGAGCATGTCCCTTATTCTATTTTAGTATGGAATCCCTCTTCAACTAAGTTTTTAAAAGACTATGCAAAGTTTATTAAAGAACCAGACAAACTAAAAATTTTTCTAATTAATATTGATGCTTTTAGTACGTCTAGGGGAACAGAGATTTGTAAACGTTTTCTAACAGTAACTCAATGTTTAATGGCCATTGATGAATCCACAACCATAAAAACACCAACAGCAAAAAGAACCAAAACCGTTTGTAAAATGCGAACTTTAGCAAAGTATAGAAGAATATTAACAGGATCGCCAGTAACAAAAAGTCCATTGGACTTATATACTCAATGTTACTTTCTTGATCCAGAGCTATTAGGCTTTGCGTCTTTTTATTCTTTCAAAAATAGATACGCTATTATGATTAGTAGAAGTGTAGCAACCCATAGTTTTAAACAAATTGTTGATTATCAAAGACTTGATGAGCTTGAACACAAATTAAATCAATTTTCTTATCGTGTTTTAAAATCTGAATGTTTAGATTTACCAGAAAAGATTTATACAAAACGATATGTAGAAATGACATCAGAACAAAAGAAAGCATATGTAGAAATGAAAAATTTTGCCATATCTGTTTTAGAAAAAGAAACGGTGACAGCTGCGGGTATTTTAACACAAATGATAAAGCTACATCAAATTACGTGTGGTCATCTAATCACAGATGAAGGTAAAACAATAGAATTAAAAAATAATAGAATAGATGAGCTTCTTAATTTATTGGAGGAAACAGATGGGAAAGTTATTATTTGGGCGATATATCGTCATGATATTAAAAAAATTGAAGAAATTCTTGCAAAAAAATATGGAAAAGATAGCGTTGAAACTTACTACGGTGACACAAAAGATAGTGAACGACAGCATATTGTTGATCGTTTCATGGATAGCAATGATAATCTCCGCTTTTTTGTGGGAAACCCAAAAACTGGTGGTTATGGGCTCACTCTTACTTCTAGTCACACTGTTGTGTATTTTAGTAACAGTTATGATTTAGAGACACGTTTGCAATCAGAAGACAGGGCACATAGAATTAGTCAAAATAAAAAAGTTACTTACGTAGATCTAATAGCAGAAAAAACAGTAGACGAAAAAATTATTAAATCTTTGCGTAATAAGATAAATATTGCAACTAAAGTTTTAGGTGAAGATTTTAAAGAGTGGCTGATTTAAAATCTCCATAAATAATTTGTTCTCCCTTTACATAAACTAAATTTACTTTTAATTTTTTTTGTAGAGGGGATAGTACTCTTCGAATATATTCTCCCTTTTGTGTTCCTGACTTTCTAACTGATTGTGTTTTAACGTCAAATAAATATAGTTTACCATCTTTAGAAATTGCTACTATGTCAACAGGGCACTGTCTATGTAATGGTGTAAAAACAAAAAAACCTTTTTTTAAAAGATCTGTGATAACAGATTGTTCGCTAACTACTCCCTTAATCTGTTTTAAGTTCATCAACTAGGATTTCTATTTTAGTTTCTAACCTAATTATTCTTTCTTTTATTTCAGGTATGTCTTCTAAAATAGCTTGTTCCATCATAATCTGTTTTGATTCGAGGGCCGTGACACGTTGTGAAAGCATACCGTATACTGAACCTGCAGATACAAGTATCATGCTAAGCCAAACAATATTTCTTAAATTAAAATCTTTTTCCATTATTGATCACTATTGTTTAGATCGTTGAAAAAGAAAAATCTTTTCTTTTTCTCCTCTGGTTCTTCCTGAACAACTTCTTCTTCACCGCCAATATTAAACAAGTTCTTAAACGGTGTTAGAAGTAAATCATCACCCATTTGACCTGCTTGACCTAAAGCTATTTTTAAAGGTGCAGGAACCGCAAGTTTTGCTAATCTCTCTAATAAAGAACCATAATCTCTAAACCCTTGTTCTTTTGTAAAGTCTAAACCAGCCTGACCAAATTCAGGTAGATTAGCTATACCTCCACCAGGTGTGTCTCTAATATCCACCACGCCTGGATTAGTTACAAATGGTAATAAAGATTTTAAATTTTCTGCAAAGCTTACATCTACATTTGGATCTCTAAACAAATTTCTGCCAAGTCTTCTCATACCCGCCACATCACTTTGAGTTAAAGGTTGAGCACCTGGCATTTGCTCTCTGTCTCCTTGAAACATTTTATTAATTAATAATTGATAAACATTTCTTCCTTCATCCACGTCGGTAGTAAAGGCACCTATTCCTGTTAAAGGAGCTTTAATGTAATTTAAAACATCCCTATCTAATACACCTGCAGGATTAGTTTGATTTACAGTATTAATAAATTCGAATGCTTGATCTTGATTTTGTAAATTTTTTAATTGTTCGTTAAGGGGGTTTTTGTCTACCTTTAAAGTAAAAGATCCATCATCATCTGGAGGACCAGCTAAATTAATTTGATCTTTAAAAATGTCAGGAGTATCTCTTTGAATAGTATTTGATCCAGCAGTAAACGCTGCTACCTGTCTTTGTGCGTCTTCAGGTGAGCTACCACTTGGAACAGTGTATTCTCTAGAACCTGATAATCCTGCTATATATGCTGATCTCGCATCACTCATTACGCTACTATCTGCCTTCCAACGTTTGTATTAGTTATACCACTAAAAACTGGATCGTCGCTACCAAAAACAGTTTGACCAGCAATTGCGGTATTAGGGTTAATTCTGTTTGCACTTGCAACATTAACATTTGATAATACACTTGAATTCACAGGTTCTTGTAAATTGACGGGTATTTGAGACGTTTCTTGTAAAGGTGTCTCTCTAACTTCTTGAGAAGTAGGCATACTACTTGATTTTAGATTTAAATCACTTGACCCCATAGAACTTACTGGTCGTATATTTTCAAGTTCCTCCTCAGATAAAAACTCAGCACCAACAAATTCTGTATCAACATCGATACCATAACTTTTAGCTAAATTATTGAGTGTAACATTTAAAACATTAAATGAGGGTGATTTTGAAATATCTACTATTTGAGCAAGCTCACTAGGCTTAACGCCCTTTGCTAAGAGTGCTGAAAGTATATCGTATCTCAATGAAGTGGTAAATAATTGTATTAATGCATCTGGTGCAAAAATGGAATCTGCTAGCAAAGATCTTTGAGCTCCACCTGCCATTGCACCCCCAACGTCAGTTCCTGATCCTAATCTTCCTGCATATTTAATGAAGTTATCAATCATCTCTATGTCTTCTGGTCTATCAAAAAACTTCATTAGATTATCGTTACGTTTTAAATTTTCTAATTCAGTTACAAGTTTATTTGCGTTTAAGACTGTGCCTACAGCTCCTTCTTTTGCCTCTGTAGCTGTCTTAGATAAAATATTTTGTATCAACCCTTGTCGAACCGATTCTTTAAAAGGAACTCCGGCTCCATCTCCTTGTGCAATTAAATTATCTATTGCAGCTTCACCTTGCCCAGGTTTTGATTTTCTTATTACTTCTTGTACGAGATCTGCGTTAGCTAATCCTTTTTCATTTATTTCTTTAAAAACTGAATTGTCTAATGCCTTATACTGTTTTTCAATATTTAATAAGTCAGCAACTTTTTGTCGATAGTTTGATCCAAGATATGCTTGTAAAGATTCTTCATCAAACTTTCTCCATTTATTTATAGCTGTAGATATTTGATCTGGATTTTTAAGAATGTCATTAACAAACAATCTTTGCACTGTACTAAACAATTGATCAGATAATTCTTTTGAAACTTCTCCAGAGCTATTAATCATTTGTCGAATAGTTTGTGAGTTTACTCCTCCCTCAGGGTCAAAAGCTGCTCTAACAAAATCATTAACATCACCTTTTCCCGCCATAATTTGTCTTACTTTATTATTACGAAGAACGATATCTGAGTTTGTCATTTGAGAATCTAGCATCCTCAGAGCTGCTTTTGCTTCAGTGCTTCCCATAAACAAATCATTTTCACCACGCATAATAGATTTAACATTATCTAAAACCATGTTAGCGATCGCCTGCGTATTAGGATCAGTGCTGTCTGCTAAAGTGGTAGCGTTTTTTCTTAAATTAACAAGAGCTTGAATAGAATTTTTAAAACCATACTTGCCCTTACCTTGTGAATTAATAACTGGTCTGAATTTGTTAATATCATTTAACAGCTTTAGAGCAGCAGGTTCAATAAATTGATCTACAGGAACGTTTTTACCACGCAAAAATATTTCATTACCGCCCTCTAATTTTATTTTTACATCTTGACCCTGCACATAACTTTTTTTGTTTATTGCATTTAAAAATTTTTGAACATCAGATTTTATAGGTACAAAATTTACTGATGCTGGATTCGCACCATCTATTTGTCTTTTGACTGTATTAACTAACTTTTTTGTAGTGGCATCTGCATTAGTATTGTACATTTTTAATAATTGAGGCAAAAACTCTTTTGCATTCTTTGCTCTTGCACCTGTTGGAAATATATCAAACATATTTTCCATTTGACTTTTTACAGAGTGATTTAGTTGAACAAGTTCATCAATTGATAATTCTCTGTTACCACCAAATTTGTTAAGGCTGTCAATTAAACTTGTCATTTGTCGTCTTTGTACAACTTCAGGTCTTTGAACAAATTCTTTTGCTTGAAAAAAAGATTTTCTTAAAAATGGATTGCCCGCTAATTGTGCTACAGTTAAAGGTTCTACACCTAATTTTTCTGCTGCTATGGCTAGGGCATCAGCATCCTTTATTAAACCAGGTTTAATTTTTCCGGTGACTAATTTTCCACCAAGTTCGAACATCCCAAACATACCGCCTGCTAAAGCCGCTTCAAAAAATTGACCACCATCAAATACTACATCATTGAAAAAATCAAATCTTTCATCTCTGGCTTCTGCATATTCATCATCACCATAACCTCTAATATTTTCTATAAGATCTTTTAATTCTAAACCTGTTCTACTTGCGAGCCCCACAGCAGCGGCTCTTGGTAATAAACTTGAGCCTCTTGTTGCAAAAGCGGCAATGCCCTCAAGAGCTAGAGCCTCTGGATCTAAACTTCCTAAAACTAAACCTATTTCCCCAAGATCTCTTCCATATGGATTACTTAACCTAAAATCTTTTTCACCTGGATACCTAAAAACTTCTTGATATTCTGTTTTTTTAGAATTTATGGGAATCTGTAAAAGTCTATATTCACCGTCTGGATATTTTTCTAAAAATTTTTTTTGCCTAAGATTAAAACTTTTGCTTCTTGTTATATCAGCCTTTAAAAGCGTATCAGTAAATTTAAAGCCCTCATTGTTTATTTTTATACCAAGAATGTCACCCATATAAGCTAATTTGTTTTGAAGTTTTTGGTCTCTAACCTCATTCGCTTGTTCTTTTATTTGATATTCAGCAGTTCCTGGAATAAAACTTGATCCAACAGGTAGAATATCACCAAGAGTGGGTTCAAAATCTTTAAATACATCTTCATAGATGCCTTTATAATCTTCATCAGTAAATTCTATACTGCCTTCTAATGAGGGTAGCTTATATAGTTCATCAGTTTCTAATTGTTCAGATCTTGTAACCATTAAAATTGATCCGCTGTAAAGTATCTAATTTCACCACCACCCATATCAAAAGCATAAACAGGTTGATTTGGTGTTCCCGCTTGATTATTTGAACCTGAAGGACCATCATATACAGTTCCTCCTAGACCAGTGAAGACACCATCTTTGTCAGTATAGGTAACAAAGAAAATTTTATTATCTCGTTTCAAATCTTTTACATCATAGACCTGATTATCAATTGTAACTTGATCTGTTTTGCTAAAGAACTCATCTGTTTTAAGCTCACCTAAATTATTAAGTTGTGTAATACCATCTTTAAACTCTTCTGATGCTTCATAGTCTCTGTAAGCCTTATTTTTGTAATCTAGTATGTAAGAAGCAGCCTCTGCAGGTCTCATGGAATCCTTGCCAGAATCTGCAATTTTTCCCGTCTGTAAAAATTCATTTAAATAATCATTTGCTTTTGTTTTAATTTCTGCATCTACTTTATTTAAACCTAAAATAAATTTTTGTGATTCTGCACTAAAGTTTGGAAGTGTATTACTTTCTCTTACTGAAGCAAATTCTGCCATGTTAAAGTTTCCAGGAATAGCACCACCAGCTGCAGTATCTAATGTAAAACTGTTACTCAAGGCAGTCAGTACATCAGTAGGTACAGCTTTTCCGTCTGCAAAATTATCTAAACCAGTACGAACAAATTCTGGTAATGATGCAAAAAAATTAGGAAAATCATTTTGCAAGTTTGCAACAATATTTCTACTAGTATTAAATGTTCTGTTAGTAACTGCTTCATCAATTGTAGCAAGAGCAGCATTAATTCTTGGTAAGAGTGCAGAAGCATTTGCAGTATCTGCTTGTATCGTATCTATTGTGCTCTCTGCAATTTTTGAAAGCAGTGCTTCATCAGTTGTGTTTTGCAGGAGCTCTCTTTCTTGCTCTAAAGTTAAACCAGTATTACGTCCGTTAATAACATAGTCTACTTGAATTTTTCTTATTTTATCATCAGTATAAACTTTGTTAGTTTCAGGATCTATTTGACCCTCTAAATTTTCTTTAATAAAGTTTACTTTTTCGTAGAATTCAGAAGGTTCTTCTTCACCTTCAAAAACAGTTTTGTAAGTTCCGTTAACATTTTCTATTATAGCATTACCAATGACAATAGTTTCTGGAGTTCTTGCATCTATTATCTGTTTCCATGATCCATCTTCTTGCTCTTCAAAAACTTGATTGTTAATTGTAATTTTACCATCTTGTGCAGGCTCAACATCTAAAACTTGAGTTTGAATATTACCATCGGTATCAAAAGAAAAACCAGTAAATACATCTTTACCGTCAACAGTTGATTTTTCTAAAGAAATAAATTGTGGCTTTTCTGGGTCTCTTGCGTCAACTGACAATGTATATGGTTCATTAGGACCTGTTCTAGTATACAATTGATTATTTAAAATTATTTGGTCGTTTTCATCTGGCACGATACCTGGAATTGGTCTTGATTCATAATTACCATTTAAAGTTCCAACAGCTTGGTACTGAACTGTCCCATCTTGTGCGCTTTGTACTTTAATAATTTCATTAATTTTAAATCCTTCATTATCTTTTGCATCTGCAAGTAAAGTAAATTTCTCTTCGTTATTTTGAGCAAATTTATTATAGAGGTAGGCTTTGTTACCTAAAGTTACAACATTGCCCTCAATATATTTATCACCTATTAAGAAAGAATCTGGTTCACCATCTCTCGTACCAATAGCAACTAATTCTACACCTGTAGCTTTTCCAAAATTAGGATTAGGTATTCTAAAACCTGTGTTAGTATCTGTTATAAATTCATTGTTATCTATTTTTTCTCTTTCAACTACATCTTGAAAAACAAAGCCATCTGAGTCTGTTGCAATTTTTTCTGCTTCTATTTCAAACAATTTAGATGCAGCAAGTTTAGCAGCTTGATCTTGATAAGGTCTTATAGCACCTAAAGCTGGAGCAGCTTGTGCTACCCCGCCTAGAGTATCTAAAAATACATTTGTACTTTGACCATCAACAGCCGGTTTACCTCCTGCTCCTGCAGCTGATAATCTAGAAAAAAAATCTAATAATGCTGGAGCGTTTTGTGAAAAAAATCCTTTTTGTTCTGGAACAACTTCTCTAGCTAAATTTAACAATCTTTGATAGTCTGGATTTTCAGCTAATCCGCCATTTTCAAAATTTCTTATCGGCACCAAACCAGATGTAATACCCGTGCCTCTTGAATTTATTTTCATTCGCTCAGGTGCGTTAGAAAACATTTTTCTATTATAAATTGTCATTACGCTGTTCTAAAAGAGCCTAAACCCTCTAATAATGTTCCTATTCCTGTACCTAAAGCACCTATACCACCAGCAAATTGGAGGAATGGGTTTGCTGGTGTAACAGGTATCTGTGAAATAGTTTGACCGCCAAATGGTAAACCTGCAAGAACTTCTGTGCCAAAAGAAATTCTTTGAAATGGTTCTTGTTGTTGAGCCGCTAAATTTTGTCTTTGTGCTTCAAAGCCAGCTTGTAACAGTTGTTGTTGTTGAGCTCCAACACCTAATAAATTACTTATGTCTTGACCAAACATTTGTTGACTTAGTTGTCCAATACCCCCTTGAGTTCTAGCAAGATTTCCTAATTGACCTGTCAATCCTGACAATTGCTGTCCAGCAGCTATTTGTCGTCTTTGTTGTGCCTCTTGTGCTGCTTGAGCCGAGGCAAGTGCTTGTTGATAATTTCTACTTGCATCTTCAAAAATTCTTCTTGTTTTAATGTCACCTAAATTACGAGCTAACTCTGCTTCTTGAACACCAAATCTTGATCCACCAAACGCACCAGCTTTTTGTGCCGCAGACGCTAAATTAGTTTGAGCTATTGCTCCTTGTCTATCTATTTCTTTTAATGCCTCTTGTGTAACAAACTGTTGATAAGGATCTCTAAAAGCGCCAATGTTCTGAGTTGTAGGTACAAAGGCTTGTGTACCACCGGCTAAAGTCTGTCCTGCAAGTTCACCAATTGTGCCTGCAGCATCAGCAGTTTTGCTTGCAGCTTGAACAAAAGGTTGAAAAGCTCCTATGCCTTGATCTGTGACTGCTTGTTGAGCAGTTACTTGTGGTTGCGTGAACCCTGCAACAGTTTGCTTTGGTATATCTCTTGGAACATTTATTAATCCTTTAACAAATTCAGGATTAGGTGATCCATCAGGTAAAAATTCATCAACACCTTGAGTTCCAAATAAAGTAACGAGTAAATCCTTCTGCCTATCTTGAATATAAGGAGGAGGTAATTGAGTTGTGACTTGTGTTTGTGTTACCATTATGCTTGTGCCCCTAACCCACGTGATTGTTTAGAAAGATCTCCACCTTTTTCTAGATTTTCCATTAATTGATACATTCGTCTTGCTCCCTCTTGACGGTCTCCACCGCCAGCACCTCTTACTGCTTTAGCTGTCATGACAAATTCACCATCACTTAACATAGCCGGTATACTATCAGAAGTACCTGTACCTGGTCCATTTATTTCACCAGTTTTTCTTGGAAACTTAGTAGTGCCTCCCTCAGCGAGACCCATGATACCCTCCATTCTTTTCAAGCCGTTAGGCTCTTCCGCCATACCACCTTCAGCTGCTGTTCTTAAGTTGCCTCCAAAATCAAAAAAGTTACCTTGAATGCCACCACCTAATTGTAAATCTAAAAGTTGTCCAGGTGTTAAATTAAAAGCTTTGCCTTCGTAATCTGTTCCAGGAAATTGTGTATCAACAACTTCCTGCTCTGGTGTTCTAAACATACCTGTTGGAGCTAATGCAGCACCAGTTATACCAGCGGCTGTACCGAGCTTTGAAATTATATCTCCTACTGTTGCATCTTTTGGTATAAATCTACCACCTTCACCAAATAAACCTGGCGTGGCCTCAACAGCTGGTATTACTTGTCCCTGTGTAGTTTTTCCACCAGGTATCCCTTTTTTACCTAATACAAATTCCGCAATACTTCCAGCACCACCTTTACCTCTTCCTAAAACTGTATCCATGAACGTTCCTTTTTTTGCAGCTCCACTCGTTAAACCTTTTATACCCGGAGCTTGACTTGCTAAAAAAGCAGCTGTCGCCACTTCGCCAAAACCTGCTTCTGGATCTGCTAAGGCCCCTATTCCTGCAAACAACGGATTACCCGTAGCTAATGCTAGAACTGTTCCAAGATATTTTTCAGTATCGCCTGGTAAGGCTTTTGCTACTGCTTTACGTAATTTTTTAAGCATAATCTCCTAATATTGCAATATATGTGATTGTTAAAAGGCAAGTAGGCTAGTCTTGAAAATTTAAGCCAATTTAATCCTATATTTATAGGCAAAAAGTTGCTATATGACAATAGATAAATGGAGGAGATCCGAATGCAGAAAGAAGTAAAACTCAAATTTGATGCGATTAGACCATTTGGTCCTACTGTCATCAAAGGTAAAGTTCCAGAATTTTTATTAAATTTAGTCAATCAAAAGTGTGATGAGTTGTTAGGTGATCCTAAATTAGCCAAACAATGGGATTGGTC